TTTCCAGCTAGCCAAGCCTCTTTAGAATAATCTAATAATGCTTGTAAATCTCTTTGTTCTAATCTCCCAAATTTTCTAAATATATCTTCTGTAATATGTGAAGATTGTACAATAGCTTGTTGTGAACTAGCTTTACCTTCGTATGCCCCAATTGTACCCTGTCTTTGTCTACTAACTCCTGAAAGTTTTTCCCATTCATTTAGTATTGACTCTAATAATTGTATATACTGTCCAATAGTCTTAATAGACATATCCAGTACGGATTGATGCTGTGGGTTCAATTGTATTCCTTCTTTGTTGTAATCCACCCAAGCAATACCCGTACCTTCAACGTAATACATAAACTTGTCCATGTCCCATTTCTTTGGAATCATGTTAATATCAAACTGTGCAATAATATCTTTTGATCTAGCAATAGCTAATTCTAATCTATATTTGTAAATATTGTAATTTAACTGATAAGGTATACCTAATGATACTAAAGATATGTTATCAGAGTTTATATCTGAATATTTTCTACCATTAATAGGAAGTTTACAAGCAGATGGGTTATCTAATGATAATCTTTGATTAGCTACAGGATTGATGTTGACATATAATCTACCATCAATTCTAGTACCTTCCCATACTTCATTTACCCAAAGGTATGTAACCTTAGCTCCTAGTTCTTTTAATTCTGCAGGCATTTTAAATCCTTCATTAACTTCCATTTCCTCCATAGCACCAGTTTCTTGGTCCATGTATTCTAAAAAGCCAATTCTTTTTCTAGATTTCCAATATACAGTACATACTTCAATAAGTCTGTTTCTTTGAACATTTGAATCTGCCCCTGATCTAGCTTGTCTGTATAATAGATAAGATTCTGGATCAGAGTGTCTAGGTTCTTCTAAAGATAGTACCTCTTCGTCATTTAAAAAATCATAAAAATGATCTACAACTGTAGAAGCATGTACATATTTTCTAACTAAAGCCCAATCGCCATCTTCTACAAACTCAATGTCTGGATCTTTATCATAATCTACATCAATAGGATTAAGTATCTCATAAAAAGGTTCTTTACTTCTAACTCCTCTGTGAGTATATACTTCTCCAGATATTAAGAAATGAAACCAACCTTTTTGTAATTTTTCGTATACTTCTTCAGATTGCATTATATAAGTCAAAGCATGCTGCCCTTTAATAGCTCTGTTATCTACATAACTATTATCAAACTGTGCTGCTACGTCTTTTGGTAATGGAATGTCCTCTGGAGTTTCTATATTTTCTACAAGCTCTGGATTTGTTTTAGCCATCATTTGTATAAACCTTTGTTGAAGGTTTTGAAATATAACTTGCTGTTTAGCTTTTTCTTTTTCACTTACAGCATCTCCATTCTGTACTGTAACGGTGTAATTCAGAGGGCGTTTTGACTTTTCACCTAGAAGAAGATCAATTATAGGCTTGATAATAGGATAGTTACGCATTTTAGAGGGGAAATTATTACGACTCTTCCCATACGGGTGAGTCACGTAACGATAGTCATCCTCTAAAATTACACCGTTATAATAGTCATATAATCTTTTAAGGTCATCCTTTCTCTGGTTGACTCCTTGATTAGATAAGTCGATAAAAGCTTCTAAGCAGCTTTCTCTCCACTTTTTATTTTTCTTTGATAAAGGCAGCTTTTGCTGCGGTATTTTGTCTCCCCCTAGATACATATGTTACAAAATTAATGTTTTTTACACACATTTATACTATGTGTATATATTTTTAAGCTTTCTTTATATATATAGCATTAATGATAGTTCTGATCAAACCAATCATTACTTGCATTATCTTCTAATATCTCTTTAACCTCTGCATTGTACAATTCTCTAGTATGATACATACCAATCATTAGTGCCATAACGCGGTCAAAGTTACCTTTAGTATTAAACTTTATAAGTTCTTGTAAAAGCGCAAGGTCATAAATTTTATGTAGGTTTAGTATAGTCTTTCCATCCTCTTCTACAGATCTTACTGCACTTAACCAATCTCGTATGTATAACTCTCCCTGTCTTTTCCTAGCCTCTGTTGTATGCATACCATATTGACGTTTTACCGTCTTAGATCTTAAGTCTTTCTTGTCTAACATCTCAAATTCTTCTTGAAGCTTATGTAACTTCCTATGCTGCTTTGCATATTGTATTACAGCACCCCTATCATTCTCAAATCCTATCTTAGCATTAAAATAATCAGCTAACATAAATAGATTTTTGTTATATTCGTCTTGAGTGTGTGGCCTACCTACATAACTAGCAACAATTAAATCATCAGGTTTTGATATATTATTTACTCTCTTTATCACATACGCAGCACCCAAAGAGCTGGAGTCTGCTGATTGGTTTTGTCCATACGGGTCATGGCAAATTACATATAGGTTATGCGGAGTTTGTCCCTCCCGATTTTTGTAAGGGCCTTCATAAAGAACAATGGCTCCTTCAAGATTATCTTCCTTACGATGAGGATACCTTAGAATAGGCCTAGCATCTCCGTCTGGTTCAAACTTTATAAGATTATTCTTACCATAATAAAGCCTACCTGCTGTACCAAAAGTGTGTAACTTGTTAGCTTTTACCTTATTATACTGTTCTTGTAGTGATCCTATGTCAAATAGATTACCTGACACTTGTAATGTAGCTTCAGCTGGGCACATTGGGTGTTCCGCTATATATTGATCATATGCTTTAGGGTCATTCGTACCTTTTTTCTTATTTCTGTTGCCTTCTTCAAATTCTATAGCTAATTGTGCGTTAGAATTACCATCATCGTCTATAAATCCTTCTAAATTCTCGTATATAGGAACAAAATGTCCACATGTTGTACCTCTAGCTCCATCATCCCATACATTTTCAAAAGATAAGCAATCATATGCGTCTGGATTGTAAAATAACTCTTCCATACCTGAAAAATCTGCACCTTTTGTACCACCTGTACCAAAAGCTACCATTGTTCCTAGTGTTTTATTACCTTGACGCATTGTAGGCATTGCAACTTCCCATGCTTTTAATAATCCTGGAAATGAACCTGCTTCTTCAAAGAATATAAGCTCTCCTGCCTTACCCCTTACTTTATCTGGGTCATCTTTTAGTGATACTCCCATTATTTGGGATTTCATTCCTAATTGTACTAGTGCTCCGTTTACATTCTTCCTATATCCAGACATTTTATTCATTTCTCTGTCTGTAAGTCTAGGTTGCGTCCATGCTGTGTTATCATCCACAAAAGAAAGGATCTCCCAAGCCTTAGATAGTAAACCATCACCAATTAAGTATTCTTTTTGTCCTGCAAATACATAATTCTTACTATTTCTTATATGAAAGTAGTTTCTAGCAAGCATTGCGGCTGCTTTATAAGAATATCCTTTACGACGTGACTTAAGAACAGTCATATGCTTGTTTGTTTTCCTACAATTATCAATTGCAGTAAAGTATCTCCAATCTCCGTCATAAAACGCAGGAAATGTACGCTCTCTACGAGCTATAGTAGAACCATCTGGTAATTCCTCATCAACAGACCTGTCAATGGGACAATAATTAAGATAAAAGTAATGATTACCTGTTATTGTAATATCATTATGAGTAAATCCGTACACACAACGCTTTCTTTCTTCATCCCAGTAGTCATAATATGCTTTTGTACCGGGTAAGGCATTCGTGTAGTAGCCATTCTCTAAATATAACGTAGCCGCAGGAGCTAATCCCTTGGTGCCTCTAAAAACTTCCTCTTTATGTTTACTAACTCCTGACATTTCTCGTATTCTTCTATTTCTATAAAATGTGATATTAATAATTCTAGTGTAGCTTCATCTCTTCCGTCTCCTTCTATAGGATCAAATGGTAAATAAAATTCCATTAGTTCTCCCTCATTTTCTGCGGCTTCATATATATCATCAAGAGTTATCTTCTTAGTTATAAAGTTATATGCGTTGTCCATTGAGCTATTGTATGCTTCTAAGTCATCTAAAAAATCCATGCTCCCAATTTACGAACTATATTTGTTAACTACAACTCCTCCACGTGCATTTGTGTTGACTTGCTCTTGTTTTTTAACCTGATCCTCTAGTTTTATTAGTCCATCTACTACATCTCCCATCTTAGATAAGTTTGCAACTAAATCTTTTGCATGGTAGATAGGTTTACCGTTATCATCTAGTAATGTTAAATCTACAGTGTCAAAATATCTCTCTAATTTAACTATAGAGTTCCTTGCAGCCTTTAATAACTTAACCGCTGAGGTTTCTTTTAGTTTTCTATACTTATCACAAGCACCTTTCACCTTAGATGATGCTGTCCATTTACTTTTACCATAAACACTTAGCTTTACCTCATCATGTCTTTGTTCAACATCAAATACAGCAAAAGGAGAAGTATGGTCACACATAAAAAATACATATGCCAACTCTTTAGTGTCTAATCCTTTAAACTCTTCTATTGTAAGAGTGTAAGGAGAAGGAACTGCTACATTATTTACTATCTCCAGTAGATTCATTCTTTCTTTTTGTTATATTATCTCTTCTTGCTTTCTTAGATGAAAACTTACCAAAGTATGGTAGTCTTACAGAGTCAAATGTTCCAGCAGACATTGTTTTAGATACATACTTAAACTGACTATTAACTATTGACTCCACTTTCTCTAAAGATAAATTATGCTTTGTCGCTAGTATCTGTATTATCTCCTTCTTGGATTTGGTCATTGTTTATTGTTTGTGGTTTCCATACATTTATTGGGCATTTAGTAGTTTTCCATTTTGCTTTATGCTCAATCAGGCACCCACACTTACCACATCTCATCTTATCTCTAATTAAATGCTCACATGCATTACAATCAGATAGTCTTTCAGTATAATCTTCTGGAGACACATTAGGTGCTCCTTCTTTTACCCATTTTGCTAAATCTCTACTAAAGCTTTTAGTCATAGACCAAATGCCAGGTGTTTTATTATCACTCATACCAGTTTATATTAATTTTTACACTCTTTGTATCTAAATCTAAAAGCTTACTAAGTAAATAGTTCTTACCTTCTTTTCTAAGTGCTTTTTTATCTTTAAATTTCTTAACATAGTTATTTAAAGTATTGTAATCCTTAATACCTAATACTTTAGCAGCTGCTTTTTTAGAATCAGGACTACATATATTAATATCTCCTAAACCTGCAGCACAGTCTACTAAAGATGATAAAACTTTTAGCTCCATACTAGTTAGATTAAAAATACCATTCCAAACTTGTAAAAATTTGTACGTAGAGTTTACGTTAATCGTTATTTTCTTCTCCATCTTGATTTTTTTCTTCCTTCTCCTTTAGATATGCAGCAAGAATTGCTTCATACTGCTGTATCTTAAGAGTCTGTTCTTTTAATAAATCATATACACGGTAATCAACTTTCATTGGTCCTCCATCTATATATATCCTTTTCTTATTTGGTTTTTTCGTCTGCATCGTCTTTTACTGTTACTATTATTGTGTACTCATGATCTCCTATAAAGATTTGTATATCCCAGGTAGCATCAATATTTTTTTCTGACCACATAGTTAGTTTACTTTCAAATTCATCATACAATTCAAAGAGCTCATCAAAGCTCTCCGTCTGAAACTTTGTTCGTATCATCTTTAAATTCTATTGTGGCTCTACCATTATCTATAACAATCTTAGCTGTGGTAGCTTGCCTATTAAATTCTTCTACATACTGAGTTATATCAGACCTGGTACACAGAAAAGATAGAAATACAGACATCTCCTTAGCCGCTCTAGACGTATTGTCTTTAAGCGTACTAACGTTTTGATTGTATTCTACCAAATCTAAGTAGTCTTTTAAATCTATGGTTACAGTACCTGGAATCTTCATTAGAATTTACCTAATACCTGAAACTCATTTACAAACAAGTAAGGCCTATCTTCTATATGAATAAGCATAGCCTCTGTGTTAGGGTCTACCATAATAGTATCTCCTACCTTAGTTTGCGTAACTTGCGGGCCTACCGCCAATACTTCTACTATGTTTGTTTGTAATGCTTTTGCAGTTGCGTCATCAAGGATGATTCCTGATTCCGTCTTTTTTGCATCTGGACGTGGTACAATGATCCACGCTCCGAAGGGTTGAAATGTTAATTCCTTTGCCATTATTTCTATAATTTGGTTAATGCTACAAAGTTATAAAAAAATATTTTACAAATGCAAGGATGTTAACAATTATTTTTAGAATAGATATAGTTTCCCCCTTGGGACACCTATTTCAATTGGAATTTTACCATGCTAGTAGTTCTTCCGGCACTACCGGAGACCCATGGATACTAAAATCAGTGTTAATTCACCACACCTACTTATGTGACATGTATCCAACCTAGG